ACTTCTAACATCAGTGAGGAAATTGAATATGCCTGACCAGGATCTGCTTCTTCTGTATCAGAGATCCGAAACCGGATACTTTGGCATTTTTGCTTTTTACAGTGCGCACGAAATTGATAAACTCCATCTGCAACTCCTGAAGATGTTCCAAAATATCCCTCTAGCCCATAGGGTGTGGAGTCTCCATATTCGATAATTTCCAGGTCTGTCATGTAGTTAAATTTGTGCAGCTCATTGAAGTAGTCCTGGTAATCATGTCCAATTTCCAGCTGCAGGGTGTGGGTGGATTTGAAATCTCCCAGGACCAATGCCCTTCTGATTCTCTGGAATCCTTGTATCCCATTTGTCTTAACCCAGGAAGTGGTCAGGCTCATTTCCACTGGATCATTATCATCCTTGTATGAGGTTGCACTTTGCTGAAATATCCTGCCATCAGACCTGAGGTAAACGTAGTCTCCAGTTGCATTCCAGATTGTTGCACCCTGTCCCTGGTGGTTTGTCCAGGTTGCCCACTTGGAATAGAAATAATCGAAAACTAAACATCTGCCATCGGAAGTGAGGTAGCGGATCTGGTTTTCATTCTGGATCAACTCGGCACTTGTAATTGTAAGTCCATTATATGCTTCAACCTCTGCACCAATATAAACTGTTTCCAGGGAACGGTTCAGTAGGTATATGCCCTTGTTGCTCTGAAACATGAGTCCCAGTGGCATCAAAACCAGGCTATTGGTATTGGCGCAGCCAACATCTCCTGTTACAATTTGCGGAGGTGACAGGTCATTTTGTGATCCACTGGAATTGGGGCCGTTGCCTGTAATGTAGAATATCTGGTTGGGTTCAAATATTATCAGTTTCTGGTCAAATTCTGCCAGGGCAGTAATCCTCTGTGCCTTGTTCAAAACAATTGAAAAAACATCACAAAATTCCACTGGACCAAGTGGAGTCCGTTTCTTGGAATAGATCAGTTTTTTGGGATTTTCTGAAGATACACAAACCAATCTGTTTTTGTAGCTGGTCAAGACCAGGCTTGCCGGTGGTGGAATATTTTCGATAATTCCTCCGTTGGTGTATAGGCTCTGTTTGGCAACTAAATTTGTATCAGAAATTGCACCAGCATCTGCAAAGGAAATTGAATCTGCAGCGGTATTATTATCAACCTTGCCAATCTTGAAAAATAGCCTGCCAGTTGTGACTGTCCTGTAAACCTCACAAACCACATTGGTTTTTTGGGTAAGGCGCAAAGTTGGAATTGTGAGAGTTACAGTTGAGCTTCCACCTGAAGTGGTTGCCGATAATCCAACTGATGGTGCAGATCTGTGATCCTGTCCCTTTGCATCAGTCCAGAACCAGATAACAGAAAAAAGATAAGTCCCTGCAGCCAATGAACCGGCAGAATTATTTACAACTGCAGAAACATTCTCTGGATAGAGATGAAAATTCAGTTCCACAATTTGCTGTGAATCATACATACTGACAAATCCACCTCCAACGTGCAGATTTCCACCAAGTTCTGCTGCTTCAAATCTTTCAACTGAAGTAAAATCCAGTTCTATCTCTGAGACTCCAGTGAGGGAATAAATATCATTGTTTTTGGATGTTAGCCTGGTTCTCACCAATCCTGCAAACCGGAAAACTCCTGCAGTGTTTAGTGATACCTGGGAGAGAAAATTCTTTGCTGGAAGAGTGCCTGCAGTTCCAGGTAATATCTTGGCACTTATCAGACCATCGGTATCGCATAGAAAATATGTTGGCTGCAGACCAGAATCATGTACACAGACAAAATATTTGTTTCCATCATATTCCCAGATTTTGGATGCAAGACCAACGCTGCGCTTAATGATTGCTGATGATCCCATAGAATCTGCAGTTACATCATAAACTGCACCCTTGACCTGGTAATCGTATGTATTGGTAGCAGAAAAAGTATAAATTATCTGCAGATCTCCAGCCTGGGTGATGATTACTGATGCACCTGTGATTTCAGTGCCAGATCCTTCAACCGTGTGGGTAGCTTCCACTGTCAGGGTGGATTTAATACGCTTGATCTTCAATCCTGCTGATGCAGTTCGGGAAGAATATGCAACATAAATTCTTTCAGATTCAGTTGGATCAGTATTAACCCTGTCGGTGCAAAGTGTAATTAAATCATTTGAGTTTGTTGATCCAATTGTGACTGCCCCAGGAAACCCATTGGCTGGACCACCCACCACTCCATCAGTGCCAATATAACCAACTCCTAAAGTTGTAGAAGCACTTGAGTTATATGCAAAAACTGCATTTCCTGCATCTGCATCTGAAGAATTTACTGCAACATCATAAGTTGGATTTGTGGCATTGACTGTAGAGACAATTGTGTTTGAAGAATTAAAAGCAATTGGATTGTTGATGTCCACCTGGACGGTCTTCATAACATAAGGAGATGCACTGGTATCAAGATAAACCAGGGTGGGATTTGGACCTAATGCAACACACCTGGGATTTATTGCAGTTGCATCTATCAAGGTAGTGGATTGAAAAACTGCTCCACTGGTAGAATCGATGACTGATGCGTAAACTCCTTCCAATGCTCCAGCCACTGAATAACTTTCCCAGGCATACAAAGTAAGACCGGATGCAATGCAAGAATCCTGGTTCTTGGCTTCAGAGGTATTGCGTACAACATCATCTGAATCAATTTTTACACTCTGGAATCCTCCCATATCGGTCCACCTGGTAACACCACTGGAATAGCTGTAAAGTTTGGAACCGGAAAACTCCAGAAGTTCATCCTGGAATGAGGTAAGACCGTCACCGGAAGAGAGTAAATCTGTTGTACCAGAAACTTGCTGGCTTATGGCAGTATAACCCAGGCGCTTTGAAATCTGGCTGCCGACAGTGTATCTGCCGTTTTTGAGGTCTGTGAGTTTGGGTGTGATTTTGGAATCAACTTTCGTATCGAGGCCAGCTACGATGTCAACCGGAACGAGTTGTTTTTGAAGGGGCATTCTTATCCTTTTTTTGTTGCATATCGGTTAGAGCCTGGTGATAACCTTCAGCCTGGTGCAGCTGCATCTGTAGTTGTGGTATTTTTTGTCTCAAATCTTCAATAATTGCCTGGACTTCTTCAATTGTCATCCTTCACAACTCAATGCTTTAAGTTGATCTGTAGTCGTACAAGAATCTGCATCTTTTGTTATATCCCTGAGTCTCTGTTTCTCTGCCACAATATCAGTTGTGTCTGCACCAGATTCTTGAGCTTTCATGAACAGTATGTCTTGTTCTTCTAAAAGAGGTTTACGATCTGCCCTGAGTCGATCACGAGTAATTTCTTTTGCTTTAGTAAGATTTATTGTTATCATTTTTGAACTCCATAATCAGCGCCTACTCCATCGGTTAATTCTGCTTCATCCACTTCCCATGCACCTCTGAATGTTCTGTCAATCAAAATTACTGAGTCTTCAACTATTTTGTATTTTAATCCACGCGGAACGTCCTTTTGTGCAAGTTCTTCCATTGTTCCCCCCCACTCAGGCGAAGCACTCATAACAACTACACGTCCGTCTGGTTCTGGTCTTTTATATATGATTCTCATTTTTAATTTCCAAAAATTATTATTGAACCCGAATTAGTATCGTAATTTGTGGCATTATCTAAATGTCTAGCGAAAAATTCCACATTTGTATTTTCGTTTGCTGCAACATTACCTGTCAATGTACTATATCGTCCAGCAACACTTACACCAATATCTGAACCTACAACCGCGTAACCAGTTGTTACAGGTATTTGATTTATAAAAGTTATTCGGCTTTCTCCAACACCAAGATCAGAAATGCCACTACAGTTAAAAGATGCCCTCAGATCATGTGAGTCTATTTGGTCAATACTTGCCCATGCTTTTGCAGTATCATTTGAAATACCAACTAAACCTGACTTGCTGTGACTTGTTCCTACTATTCCACTCATGGTTTCTCCTATGCGTTGTTCTGGTCGATGTAGGTAATACTAACTGACCAATCATCTGCCGCATCACCCTTTTGCATACGTAATTTTTGTG